GACAACGTTGTCGAGCGTTTCAGCGCGAGGCTATTCAAGCGGACCGGCAATCTCGGGTTCCGCGTCGGCGTAATGGGTGGAGCTGGCGGCAACAAGCCAGCCGAGGCGTTTGCAGGGTTGCCGGGCGGCGATACCCGGCACTGGCGTTTCCTTGAATTTGGCACCGCAAAAATGCCAGCTAAGCCGTTCATGCGGCCAGCGATTGATCAGGCCGGGCAGGATATTGTTAACGAGTTCTCGGCTCAGTACATAAAAGCACTGGATCGTGCGATTAAGCGAGCAAGGCGGGGGCGTGCGTGATGATCATCCCATTATTCCCGATCATATCATCAGACCCGGCTTGCACCGCACTGCTGGGCGCTGCACCGACCCGTTTTTACCCGTTCGGCCTGTCGCCCCAGCCAGGCCAGTCAGGATACGCTGAGCCGTATGTGACGCACCAGGTTATCACCGGCCTGCCTGAAAACTACATTGGCGACAGGCCGGATATCGATTCAGCAACGGTGCAGATCGACATCTGGAGCAGCGATCCTCTGCAGATCGACCCGTTGACTACAGCGCTGCGCGACGCGCTTGAGCCTCACGGGCATATCACACGGTGGGGTAAAGCAGAGCGTGACGCAGAAACAAAGCTGTATCGTTTCGGTTTTGACCTTGATTACTGGCTGCCTCGGTGACATACTGACCGAATCACTGGCAACCGCCGAAAGGGGGTGACGTGATCTCCCCGGCGCAGGGTTAAGCGCCAAAGCCGCCCCAGCTGTGAAGCTCGGTAGTGGCAACCTCCACCGCAATAGCTCAATTGGATAGAGCAATAGGCTTCTACCCTATTGGTTTCAGGTTCGAGTCCTGATTGCGGTGCCAAATTCAGCCGATATCGCGTAACTGGTAACGCAGCTGCCTTGTAAGCAGCAATTCTGGGTTCGAGTACTAGTGTCGGCACCATTTCCGTTCGTTGTTGTTTCAGCCCGCCGCTGAGCGGGCTTTTTTGTGCCTGAGATAAACCCGGTGCTATACTGACGTGGTATACGAATCCCGCTGTGAAGCGGCATGATCCCACCGGAGGACCAACCACATGGCCAAGCTCACGCAAGGCACCCAGATCTATTTCCGCGATCCTGCGGATGACTCTATCGTAGCCGTCGAATGCGCCACCGACTTCGATCTCGGCGGCTCGCCGTCTGACCAGATTGAAACCACCTGTCTTGAGGCGTTTGTTCGCACGTATGAAGCGGGTCTTCGAACGCCCGGCCAGGCGTCTATGACCATCAACGCTGACCCAACCAAGGCTTCCCACGTCCGCATGTTTGAGCTGACTGAGGAGAACCCACAGCCGACCCTTAACTGGGTGCTTGGCTGGTCAGATGGCACAGATGCACCGACGTGGGACGGCGTTGGCGGAGAATGGGTGCTGCCAACAACCCGCACATGGCTCAAGTACGACGGTTACATCGCTGACTTTCCTTTCAGTTTCGCCCAGAACACCGTGGTAACCACCGCCATCAGCATCCAGCGCACCGGTGGCCGCGAGTGGGTGCAGAAATCATGAGCGCCCTGAACCTGAACTCAATCCGTGAGGCTGGCGCATTCACTGGCCAGCCTGTCAAAAAAACAATCACCTGGACCAATGGCGACGGCGACGAGGTGGCAAACGACGTGTGGGTGCGTCGGCTGTCGTATGCCTCAGCTGTCGGCGAGGTGCGTGCGTTCAACTCTGGCGGCGAGGCCACTGCTGAACGCATCTCTGCCTGTATCCTCGATGAGTCTGGAGCCCGCGTGTTTCCTACTGCTGGGCATATCACTGGCGAGCATGATGACGTAGACGGCGCGCTCTGCGACTCGCTCGTGTACGCGCTGCTCGGCGTTATCGGCGAGGTTAACGCCCCAAAGCCGAAGGGCTGACAGAGCAGGACGAATTGTGGTGTGAGCTGGTGCTAAACGGTATCGGCGGCACCACCATCGAAGAGGCTCAGCGCAATCTGTCAGCGGCTGAATACTGCACATGGGCCGAATACCGGGCGAAACGCGGGAGCCTCAACCAGATGCTTCGCACTGATAGGGGCTTTGCGCTGCTGGCCTGCCTGTACTCTGCTAGACATGGTGGCAAACCCGCGCTGTATGACTTCCTGCCGCACGAGCAGGAGCCCGAAATCACGCTCGAACAGGCGATGAAGGACTGGTAAATGGCAAGTAAATCCCTCGGCACGCTGACGCTTGATCTGATTGCCCGCACGGCTGGTTTTGTGCAGGGCATGAACGAGGCTGAGCGCACGTCACGCCGCTGGCGCCAACAGGTTGCTGAGGATATCAAGGTGGTGTCCGAGGTAGCCGTAGTCGGCATGGCGGCTGCAGGCGTGGCCATCGGCGCCATGACGGCCCAGACCGTCGAAGCAGCGGACGAACTGACCCGGCTCGCCAGTATCTCGATGTCCACTACTCAGGAGCTGCAGCGGCAGGCCCAAGGCGCTGAACTATTGGGCGTTGATCTCGATACGCTGGCCAACCAGTACAAGGATTTCAACGAAAAAACGGGTGAATTCCTGCAATTTCGCTCAGGCGGGATGGTCGGATTTTTCGAGGAAATCGCACCGAAGATAGGCCTGACTGCAGAGGCATTTAAAGACCTGTCAGGCCCTCAGGCGCTGCAGCTGTACTACGACTCGCTGGAAAAAGCGGGCCTATCTCAAAAAGAGATGTCCATCTATCTTGAGGACATGGCAAGTGATACCACAGCGCTGATCCCGCTGCTCGCAAATGGCGGTGCCGGGTTTAAGCTCATGGGTGACATGGCTGAGCGGGCTGGCGCCATCATGTCCGAGGAAACTGTTGAGGCTGCCAACCGGGCGTCCGCCACGATGCTGGTGCTGAAAACAAACGCAGAGGGGCTGCAAAACAAATTCATGGACGGGCTGCTGCCGGCACTTGAGGACATGGCAGCCGGGATGGATTCAAGCGCCAGCTTTTCCGCCGTGGCCGCCGATGCTGGCCAGACGTTCGGCAACGTGCTGCGCGGAATCGCGTCCGTAGCTATCGGTGCCTACGCGGCGTTTGACCTGCTCGGCAGGGCCATAGCTGCAGTCGGGGCGCGCTTTGCTGACGCGGAACTGGATTGGACCGATGCCCTAATTCCGATGAAAGGTTTCGTCAAGCTAGTGCGGTCCGAGTTGGATGACGTCCAGGGCGTAGCTGAGCAGGCTGATGCCGACTTGGAAGCCACGGTGCTCAGATACGGCGAGCTGATAAACAAACTATGGGAGCCGGCGCAAACGAACGGCAACTCCATTGTTGATCAGATCGCAGAGCTGCAGGCCAAGGCCCGCAACGCCCAGGGTGCGCTCGAAGGCATGGCGGACGCGGCAACGCCGTCACCCGAGCAGCTCAAGCGGTTGAAGCAGCTCAAGGAGCAGCTGGCAGACCTTGAGGCCAACGTGACCTCCGGCAGCGGCGAAAACCTGCTCCCTGTGCTCGACAAAATCCGTGAGATCAAGGCCGAAATTGCCGACATCGAGTCGATGAAGCTCGTGCCGGATACCATCGACTACTCGATATCTGCATACGATAAATTCCGCGAACAGTGGGATGACTTGGTTAAGGTCCAGAACGACTATAAGCGCCAGATGCAGGAAATTGCGGCTACCGAGCTATCGGCGATCGAGCGTAAGAAGCTGATGGCGCGGGCAGATGAGGACCGTCTACAGGCGTTGAAAGACCTGCGCTCGGCAGAGATCGAGAAACTTGGCGCAAGACTGCAGGGCGGGCAGGATACCGGGTCCGTGAACATGGACTTCATCAACCGGTCTGGCGAATTTGCGCCCGAGCGCGGACGTTCGTCGCAGGCATTCGAGGAGGCTGCTCGTAGGTTCGCAGACTCGATTGATTCCGGCATGTTGAGCCCTGAGGGGGCTGCCAGGCAGCTGTCGATGTTGGACAGCATGGCGGGTAAACTCGGCGCGCTAGGCGAGGGATTCGATGCTGAGGGGATGCGTACTGCTGTGCAGAATCTGGCGTCCCAGACCCGAGATATGTTCGCCTCTGGCGATGGCGGAAAACCTCTTACTGCTGAGGAGATGGAGCGGGTGTTCAAAGAGGCCCAAGAAAAAGCGGCGGCGATGGAGCAGGAGCAGCGGGACTCATGGGCGTCGATCAAGCACCTGGATGAGGTCATGTCAAATGCATTCGGCGAGGACAAATCGCCGCAAGGTAAAATCACGATTGCAGTCAAAAAAGACGGTGGCGGCGGCACTACTGAAGGTGTCGTGTCCGGCGATTCGGATTTCCTTGCCTCGCTACTTTCAACGCTCGAAAATGTGAGGGCAACTGCATGAAAAACATACTCAAGTTGCTCTGGATTTTTTGCGTACTGCTGCCACTGGAATATGTGGCCCCAGATTACTGTCGCAAGCGGCGCGAGCGTAACCTCAGCCGTACGGCGCGGGAGCACCTGGGCACCTGCCAGACGTGTCCGACATACGACGCCCCGGTATGCTCTCGATCACGCGGCGGCTGTGGCTGTAACATGCCGCTGAAGCTGGAAAAATACCCGCTGGCAAAATGCCCACGAGGAAAATGGTAATGGCGTGGAAACTCTACACTGACGCAGCGTGCACCGTAGAATTCGGCGGCACACTGTCTTTTGTGCATTTCACTGACTTTAGCGACAATCCGCAGGACCGTGTGTTGTATTTCGCTGACGTTGAGCGAGATCCGGCGAACAATCAGGCATACCGTCTTATCCGCTCTGACGGCTCCGACATCATCATGTCGATCACCGACGCGACTCCGGGGGCAGGGCATCTACCATCAGAGCTACGCCTCGCAACGACGCTGGCGGGGCTCGATACGGCACTACCTGGCGCTGACCTAAATCTCGGCACCGAGCTCCTGTCCGGCCTATCTGCGCTGACCGAGATCCATATCAGAGTGACAAACGCAATCGCAGCCGTGTCTACTGAGATCGACCTCGGCGTGCAGATAAACGAGTGCGTCGTGCGGGCGGCAACATGACGATCGGTAGCAAAGTTGTAGCTAGTGCGCCGGTTGCCGGTATCTACGGCACGATCAGGCCGCAACAGCGTGAGGTGGCGCTCTCTCAAGACGTGCAGTTTCAGGAGATCGAACCGGAGCGCCAGCTGATCAGCATCGAACAGGTCGTGCAGCAGCAAGCCCCGGCACGGCAGCTGATCAGATTGCAGCAGAGAGTTATAGCGGCAGGAACCCAACCAACCTCCCCAGGCAACCGGCCGGCAGCTGCATACGTCACGATCGACGGCGCGCTGTACCCTTGCGTGCGTAGTGACAGTATCAGCGTGTCCCACTCAGAGGATCAGGCCAGTACGGCCAGCGTCACGCTCAGGCCACCTACCGGTGCTGTAATCAACATTCCGGAATTTCAAGGAAAGTCGATCCTAATCACTACGCACTCAGACCCTGCTGACGCCGCCAGCGCCATCATCCCGCTGTTCACCGGCTACGTCGACACGGCGAAACACGATCGTGAAACCCGCACAATCCGACTTACATGCAGCGACCTGCGAGACGAGCGGCTCGGCAGAGAGTCCGGTATCACTGAGCTTGTCGGCGGGGTTTACTCCGACGCTGTGCAGAACCCTGACGCTAACGCACGGGACCGAGTTACAGAGCGGATGCGGACGGTTTCCGGAGGTCTCGGGTACGCCCGTGACGGCGGTCTCCGTTTTTATGAGTGGGGCACCACCAATAAAACGCCGGCGTTAACACTCAGTGGATGCGACGTGGCGCGGGATGGTTTCGAAACCGATTTTCTCGACCGGCGTTCGATCGTTAACACGTTCGAAATCGAGCTGAAATATCGGTACTACCTGATGAACCTATTCACCGCAGACGTTGATGCGGCGAGGCCCAGGATCATCAATACTGAGACTAGCGCGGGGTATGTCGCATCCCAGGATGTGCAGACGTTTTCCGCCGACAGTATGGTTGACCGGGCGACAAGTTTTTCCCCGTGGGAAACTGTTTACTTTGAGGTCACTCCGGCCAGCAACCTCGGCACCGTCAAGCGCGTGATTAACGGTCAGGTAGTGCTCGGAACCGGCGAGGTGAGCGGGAATCTGCGCGGAAGGGCGATCGGTTTCAAAGCCGATTTGCGCCGCCGTGTGGCTCAGCCCGTCAGCCACACAATGACATTCCGCGTGTCAGCGGCTCAGAGCATCGCGGCGTACGGCAACGAGATCGAGGGTGCCCGGCTAACCGCCAGCGTGCAGAACGATTTCGACCGCGCGAAATGGGAGGATGGCGGTAGCAAGGTCGGCGCGGACGATGAGCGAGAATCTCTCCAGCTGGCGCTTGATGCGTGCTACCTGATCGGTCGCAAAGAGATCCTAGCGAGCCATAGAAAAAACTACGTGCAATTCGCCAGGGCACAGAAAATCGACGCCATTGAGCTTGGGCAGCGAGTCGATATCGTGGGTGCTACATTTCAGTGTCAGGGGCAAGTCGTTGCGTTAGACTACGCTATTGCTGACGGGCGCAGAGAGACGCGCGTAAAGCTGGCATGTTTTTACCTCCCAGGGGTGCCGGTTGCAGACTATGACACTGGCACTGCGCCATCAGCAGAATTTGAGGCTGTCGAGCGGTTTTTCCGCAACTATCGCGGCGAAACCGGGTACCAGGATGGGACGCTGACAGCCCGAGCGCCGGAAATACCTGAACGGTTTACCGAGGAGATAAAAACGGATGATACTAGGAGTGGCGACGTGCTGATCGAAAATACAAACGTACTGCTGGTGAACGCATAATGGCAGGCAATCTAGGGCGAGTTGCTGAACTGCTGCGCCAAATCGCAGGAGGCGACGAGATCATCCGGCGGATCGAAGAGGCCGTAAAAAGTCGGGGACCGCTGGCCGGGGTGAGCGTGCTCGCTGATATAGCAGCTGATCAAGATGAATGCTGTACGCGCGGGCAGAACGATCCGCCGGAAGATCCGTGGAAGCCGCCGGAAGAACCTAACGACCCGAATAAGGATGACCCGTGGAACGACTGCACGACGGGGCAGCCTGTTGAGTTTTTCCCATCCGGCTTTCCACAGCCGGAGACATGTAAAGATTGCGAGCCTCCAACATGCTGGGAACAGGGGATATGCTGGACTGCATCATCTCCCGGTTGTCTTTCATCCCCCGAGGCGTGGGGTAACTATTTGCAAGACAATCTGATCGAACAATATGAGGGGAGTATACTCAATAACTATGAGCCCATAGGTATTAAGTTCACCGAATTTTCAGGGGACGGGTGTCCTGCGCGAGTATGCGCCTACGGAATACTGACAGAGCCCTCTGGTGCGCGCGAAATACAGTCGTGTACTAATTTGGGAAGGCGTGCGTGCGTATCGGGAGATGACGAATGCCCGGAAACGGAGCCAGAGAGCTGTGGTGATAACTGGGCACCAGACGGCGCGACCGATTATACGCTAAGCAACGGCTGCATAGTAGGCAGCCGATGCGACCCGGACGCAGGGTCAGGCGACTTAGGCTGTAATGAGTGTAAAAATTTATGCCGTGGAGATGAGCTGTGGACTATATGCGCTACTTCTGACGGGGGTTTTGTTGCTTATGATCCATCCGGCGAAAAACCGGGGGTTAAATATGGTAGCGACGGCAGAACCCAGGACACAATCCCCGCCGGCGACGGTAGAGGTACATACTGATGGCAAGGCAATATTTAAATAACTACGAAACGCTATTAACTGCGCCAGTTTTAGCGGCCGATACTACAATAAGCGTCGGCACTCCACCGCCCGCGTTAGCGCCGGGCGATTATTACCGCCTGCAAATTGCGCAGTATGATAGTACAGGCGCTATGGTTAAATCAGAGTTTGTCGACTGGCAGCCTGACGGTACGGTTATTCGTGAGGCAGAGGGGTCAACGAAACTTGCGTTTGATATCGGAGATCTGGTAGCTCTGGTGGAGACAGCTGAAAGTTTTGAGTTTGATCCGTCCGGTTTTTTGACTGAGGAAATAACGCGTTACCGCGAAACCATTGCAGCCGCTACAACGGCAATCGACCGTGCCGACGGCGGTATTCAAACGCTGACGCTCGGTGCTGATAGCGCATTAACGTGGGCACTCAATGACGGCGAGAAAATCCAACTCTATCTGACGTCAGCCGGTTTTAATATCACCGACTGGGGCGTGACATATTGGATGACGGATGTGCCGACACTCGCAACAGAGAATATGGTGGTTGTCGAGAAAGTGGGCGGATCAATTTACGCATGGGATGGAGGGAGTCGATAATGTTTGCGGCAGATGCAATTAGATGTATGCGGCGGAGTAATGTGACACCCCCTGCCGGCGATGATTTCGTGTTGAATATAGACACAGCGCTAAAAACGGGCCTCTCGGACACGAGATTACGTTTTCAGGGGCCTCTCGATTTGACAATAGATTGGGGGGATGGAATTGTAGAAGCTGTAACCGCAGGCGCAGGTCAGTACCCATATTACCACCATCTGTACGCTGCGCACGGACAGTACACGATCCGTGTGACAGGTACATGCAAATCGTTCGCGCAAGATGGTACTTACAACTACCGATCGCCTTGGATAGCCTGTGAGAGTTTCGGCAACATAACGACAGATCTGGGCGGCGTTTTTTACGAGTGCCGAAACTTGATTTCCGTACCTGAGCAACTGCCTGTTGGCGCAACATCTCTCAGATACGCAATGTATAGGTGCTACGCCCTGAACGACCCGTCAGTGTCAATGTGGGATGTGAGCAGCGTTACAAACATGCTTGCGTCATTCCAAAACGCGAGCGTGTTTGATCAAGACTTGTCTGGGTGGTGCGTCAGCAATATAGCAACAGAGCCCGCTGATTTTTCGGTCGGCTCTGCTCTGCAAGAGATACATAAACCGATCTGGGGGACATGCCCGTGACCCGATACAAACATACCGAAACCGGCGAAATAAAAAACCACCGCGACTGGCAAAACGAGCTCGGCATGAGTTTTCACGCCGACCGGTTGCCTCAATTTTTAACCGTCCATGAATATTCGGCGCCAGCACTAACGCTTGAACAACGGCGAGAAATTAAACGGATTGAGTTAAAGCAGCGAAGAATTGAAATCGTTTCAGCGCCGATAAACAACATCCAGGTCGCCGCTGTTGAGGACCGCGATAACATCGAGTGGGCCGCAGCTAACGCCGCGATGCCGGTGCAGTGGATAATGGCGGATAACACTGTGCAGATGCTTAATGCGGATGACTTTTCAGCCGTGATTGCAGAGTACCCGGCACGGAAACAGGCGGCGTTTACAGTGTATGCCGACTTGCTTGTGCAGCTGCAAAACAGTACTGAGCCCGAGCTGATAGAGTGGCCTGAAGTGCTATAATTGCGACACATGCAAAAATGAACGGACTCAGGCAGATGCCGGAAAACGTAAAATCACTGCTGGAAAACATCCCGCCGGGGGCATGGGGGTCTGCGATCATGGCGGCGGTACTGTCTGCGCTCCGAGTCCTGGGGGACAACCAGTCGAACAAGTGGCAACGGCTGGCGCTCGAAACGCCGACAGCCGGGTGTATCGGCCTACTGGCAATGATGGCTGCAGTTGAGATGGGGCTAGGACCGTGGACTGCGGCGTTTATCGCAGGGATGATCGGCCACGTCGGCACTGACTATGTCCGCGTCCTGGCCCGCAGGTTCGCAAACAGCAGGATTCCGAAATGATCAAAAAACCGGCGGAAGTAGTAGCAGTTATCGGTGTTGCGGCGGCCATCGTTCTGGGCCTGCTGTATCTGGAGGAGACCGGAAACCGTGAGTCTGTCATTGTGCGGAACGTCATCGGCGTATCGGCTCAGTGTCGCGACGGGATGTATAGCACGAGTCGCAAGCGGGCGGGTACATGCTCTGGCCACGGCGGCGTAAAAAAGTGGATTATTCGGGAGTGATCATGTTCGAAGCAGCGGTTGAAATGGTTTTGCAGCATGAGGGCGGGTATGTGTATGACGCGCGTGACCCAGGTGGTGAAACGAACTACGGGATCAGCAAGCGCGCATATCCTGAAATCAACATCAAGGAGCTAACTCGCGATGACGCCAAGCGAATCTACAAGGCGGATTACTGGGATGTGGTCCGAGCTGGCGAAATGCCAGAGCCGATCGGCATCGCTGTTTTTGACATGGCCGTTAATGCAGGGGCAGGCACAGCTATTCGGCTACTGCAGCGCGTCGTTGATGTCGCAGATGACGGGATTATCGGGCCGGTGACTATCGCGGCGGTGATTAATAAAGACCCACATTGGCTGGCGGTTCGTTACGCTGCTGAACGGATTAGCTATTATGCTGCGCTGAGTGGGTGGCAGAGATTCGGGCGCGGGTGGTCTGCGCGAGTGATCAAAACGGCAATTGTGGGGCTTGCGGGATGAAACGCCTGATCACTTTGATGGCGCTCGCCATGGTCGCGACCGGCTGCACAGCACTGGATGCTGCTGACTACGCCGTTACTCGCTACTGTGGCCTGCCGGTAGAGGCACGACTTGCGAACCGTGAGGCCGTGGCTGTGGCAGTGGCGCCGAACCGAATAGAGATAGAATGCAATGAGTAACTATAAACTGGAGCGGTGGGGCGGCCTGATAGCCCCGGAATCGTACTGGTGGTCAACGTCGGATCAGGTCGATTCGGTATGCAACGGATGCGGTCCCGCAGGGTGGAAAAACGCAATCGTGCCGGACGCTATGTGGGGGCTCGACATCAGCCAGGCGTGCCAGATTCACGACTGGATGTACGAGTTCGGCAGCACGCAGATGGATAAGGATATTGCCGACGATCTTTTCCTGACCAACCTGATTGCCATCATTGATGATCATGGCGGATGGCTGAAATGGCCGCGCAGCTACCGGGCCATGACGTACTACCGTGCGGTCGCTGATGCCGGTAATTCGTCGTTCTGGCGCAATAAAAAAGGGGCTTGATGGCCCCTTTGAATTATGCGGTATACCTTTTAATTACTGAAAACGGGTATACCTTTTAATACCGGTGTTAGGCGTCAATGGCGCCCGATTTATCTTCGCGCATCATCAGAAATACGATCATTGCGGCGCGAAGTGGGTTTGCGTCAACATGGCATATACCGCTTGCGAGGTTGTCACTGACAGGGTTTTCAATAAATGTAGCAACCCATTCTCCATTTATTACAGAAGGCTCAATGCCGATACTGTTTTCAACAATAACCGGCCATGCGTCTGACGGGTTTCTGCAGTAATCCTCATTGCCTGGAGACCCAAAACGACAGACCCCAACAGCACCATTAATCTCAAAATCACTCATTTGCTCGTAGTTCATACTCTCTCCTGCGCCTAACAACAAATTAAACCCGGACCCGGTGGCCGGGCCGGTTAATAGGGGGTTAACTGGCTTCCAGATCAGCAAGTTGTTTTTCCAAATCGGCCAGTTCTTCCTTTGCTATATCCAAGTCCGCCTTCCTGCTTTCCACCTCATACTCGGCCTGTTCGATTTCTTCCCGCAGTCGCGCCTTTTCTTGCTCGGCTTCCATCATGTCTTCGAATGCGTCGTCCATGTCTTCTTCGGTTTCAAAAACTTGAATCCCCATTTTGATCGCTCCGTGGTTGCAGCCAGTTAACAACTCGCACCACTCGGACCCGAATACTCGGGCCGGTGTGCTTCGGGGTTACTTTGACTCCTGTTTGCGGTATCCGGCGCGGTAGAGGGCTCGGCATGTATCCTCGGGAGTTAAGTGCTCGTCCGTTGCTGCAACCATCTCCTCAACCGCCCTGTCTTCTTCGGAGCAATCGGGGCGGATACCGCTCATATATGACCAGATTAGCCGACTCTCGTGATCCCCGATCAGTGACACGGCAATCGTGTTTGCTTCACTAGGGTGATAACCAACAACATGCGCTTTATGCCAGCAACGTCTTCCGTCATCAAACCACGCTTCAAGCACTGCCCCAGCCGGCGGCAACCCATCCTCAGGGCCGCGCCATTCGGCCGGCGATTCGCAATTTGTATAGGCAAGTGATTTTTCCACGTCAAATCCTCCGATCTCTCTCATTTTCTCTAATGCCTGATTTACGCTCATAGGCCGCCGCTCCAGCGTGTTGCGCCAGTCGCCTAGGACTTTTCCGTGCGTAAATGATGGGTATATTTTCATTGCGTCATAATACTTTGCGCCTGATTCTTTAAACCCATTAAAATCAACCAAGAAAGCCCATTGGCCTCTTGGATTTTGAATAAGATGCGTCGCATCCTCCGGCGCATCATTCCACCCCGGCTTCCCGCTCAGCTCATCACGGGCGGCTTTCCACTGAGCGCGGGTGAAGCATATCTCACCGACTCCCGTGTATTCCTCAAGGCGCGATCCATGTAGAAAGTCATATGATCCACAATCATCTTTTTGGATTGCGCAGCATCCGTCTTCCCACTCATGCACATTCTCAGCCAACCACTTAAGATCTTCGTTCATCACACCACCGCCTTTTTAACTTTGTTTTTGTCCATACCCGGCATATCCCATATCGGGCTGTCATCGCCACGGCTGCCGACAAACGGGATTGTTTCCAGGCATTCGATAAACGTGTCATCCGGCAGATCTCGGAACCGGCTGACGATAATAAAATACTGCGGGTCACCGGTTCGGACGGATTGCTTATTCAGCTCCGATTGCAGTACACGTTTGACCGCTTTCGTGCGGTATGCGATGCGCGCATTATGCTGTGACTCGCGGGCCGCACGGCTAGTGCAATACCGGTTCAGCTCCGGCTGATTCAGCATTTCGAGCCCGGCAATTGTCATTGCGTTTGTGACCGTTGCCACGGCCAGATTTGTTGCGTTCGACATACTTCAAAACCTCTTGCTTGTTGCGTTCGATCCAGGTTTTAACGTGCGGGTGCATCTTCGAGTTTTTCGATCATTTTGTTGATGTACCAGCGTGCCTTTTTCAGATCCTCGACACCGTTTTTCTCCCAGCAGCGCAGCAGATACTCGGTAGCTCTGTCCCAGTCTGAGTACAGATCACGCGGCAGGTCGATAGCATCAGCTTTTGCAGCCAGATCCTGGCGAAGATCGTACACCTCATAACCAGGGCGCAGCTGATAATGCGGCGGATTGTTGACCATATCGGCGGCGTCAACGGGATGGTTTGGTTCGCGCTTCATTACTGCTTACCCCCTAGTTTAGTTGACCGTTTCTTAGCCCTCGCGCTGTCTACAGCAGGACGCTCTGTTGTTGTCCAGCGTTTGCAATCCGAGCAGATCGCCCGGCCCTCGCCGATCATGTGTACGAGCGGGCCGGTGCAGTGCTGGCAGGTTACAGCAGCCATGCGTCTGACTCGTTCCAGCGTGGGGCGTGGTAGCCGACTGATTTCAGCAGCTTGCCTTTCGGGTAGCCTGGATGTCCGCCGAGCGAATAGCAACCGAACAGGTTATCTGACACCTGCCGGAACTCTACCGCAACGCCGAGCGCGTTGTACTTGCTGCGCGTTGGTTCGATCTCGCCCGGCGTACAGAGCTTGGACATGTTGGATTCGTGGACGATGTTGAATGCGGCGTCAAGATGAACCCCAGCCTCAGCAGCAGCACGGCTGATAGCGCAAATCTCAAGTTCGAGCAACCCGTGATCAATCCAACCATCAGCACATTTTCCGCACCAAACAACAACCGAATCTGCCAGCGCGTCGGCAAGCTCTGCCAGCTCCTCACGGATCAGCGCATTATGCAGCTCGACCGGCTGACCGGCATCCAGCCCAGTCGCGGCGCGGAATTCTTTTACTTTTTCGAGGTAGTTAATCGACACGGTTTTCACCCTCCCATTTGATACTCAATTTTGCCTGTTCGCGGATAACGTCCGCCTTCACCCGCTCGAACATCTCTGGAAACACTCGGTGGTACTCCTGGCACTGCTCAAACGATTGAGCGGACTGCAGCGCTGCATGCCACTCGTTGTACTGTGGGTGATGCACTACCGCTTCATGCACGTCATCCAGTCCGATGCAGTGGTGTAGCTCAGGCCCGATCCACACATAACCCAGTGTGTGGAAGTCATCTATTTTTTGCTCTAGAGCCTCGTCGTGATCCATATCTAACCCCGTTGATTAGTGTTGCAATAACTATAGCAGTATCTATAATAGATGCAACACCCAAACGAGGAAATAAAATGGAAATCGAACACGAGCACCCTGGCGTCATGATTCGTAAGCGGCTGGAGTTGTACGGTATGTCTCAGACTAAGCTGGCGGCCGCTATGGACATGCACCAGTCGGACGTGAGCGGACTGATAAACGGGCGCAAAAACGTAACGCCGCTGATAGCTGTCCGCCTGTCCGGCGCGCTCGACGGCACACCGTACTACTGGGCCGAGCTGCAGATGCGGCATGATGTGGAGCGGGCGATTCGGGAGGTGGCGGAATGAGCGTGCAACACTACCCAAAGGGCTCTATGTGCCGGTCATGCAAGCACCGTATGCGCGACTGCAGAGGGCTGGCGTTTGAGCAGATGCCGCCCATCGTGCGGACAACAGAAAACGGGCAGCGAGTGCATTACGTGAAGTGCTATGGATGGGAGGGTGAGAAATGAGCGAGTTTATTAGTGTTGATGATGAAACGCCAGATAGCAATAAGCTGGTTATTGTTCACGGTGGCGTTGCACGTTATTACAGCGCGACCGGTCGTTGGTTTTCATTTACCGGTTGCGACGGTATTCTTATTACATGGGAGTCACCCACTGGATGCCACTACCGGAGCCGCCGAAATGAACCATCAATACTGGGACTGGCGACAATACAGCCGATACATCAACAAACGCAGAGCCGCCCTCTAGGGGCGGTTTTTTTGTGAGTGCCATTCTTCAACGGCCTGTATTGCTGCCTCTGCTCCGAGCGCTACGCAGACCATTGCTCCTGCGTTTTTCGAAGCTTCGAGATAATCAATCTGACCTGCCTGCCACTTGCTCTTAGTGTGGTCCCGGCGCTTCATCTCGATTACGAGCGCAGGGCACCCAGGTATTATGATGTCTGATGCGCCCGTATTCATGCCTCCCATTTTTCGCTCCTTGGCGACCTGCTGAGGGGTTCGCTTGCCTTCAATTTTTGGGTGTATTGCTATGCGCGAATATTGCGGCCACTCGATGCGCAGAGCCCCGAAAAACTTGATCTGCTCCACGTCCTCGACTGGGCATGGTCCACGATATGAGGCGTCACCGTACACGGGTAGCCAATACGGGAATTTCATAAATCACCGTTAAAAAAGGCCGCTCTCGCGGCCTTGTTGTTAGAATGGGATATCATCAACAAAATCTTCAAGCCCGCCCTGTGTCGGCTGCGCATCTGCTTGCTGTTGTTGCCCGCCTTGATACGGAGCAGGCTGTACATAACCGCCACGGCTCTGCTGCTGATGCTGCGGTGCCTGTTGCTGTTGAGGCTGTCGGTTTTGTTGCGGTGCCTGTTGATCACTGCCGCGACTGTCCAGCATCTGCATTTCGCTGGCAACAATCTCGGTGGTATAACGATCCTGGCCACTCTGGTCCTGCCACTTACGGGTGCGTAGCGAGCCTTCTACATAGACCTTTGAGCCCTTGCGCAGGTACTCGCCAGCAATCTCTGCCAGGCGATTGAAGAACACAACACGGTGCCATTCTGTCCGCTCCTGCTGCTGGCCTGTCTGTTTATCATTCCAGCTCTCGCTAGTCGCCAGTGTTACGTTAGTAACGGCATTGCCGGACGGCATGTAGCGAACCTCTGGATCAGCCCCTAGGTTGCCCACTAGAATTACCTTATTGACTCCACGCGCCATTATTCGGCCTCCTGTTGATTGTCTTCATCAACTGGCGCCGCCTGTTCAAGCCGCGCCAGCTGGTCTGGTGTCAGATCACCGGTCTTTTGGCAGTGACCGATTACGTGCTGCAGCGTCATTTTACCAGACCGCATCCGCTCAACCATTGCCGGGAACGCCTGCTCAAAATGGTCAGCCGGATATTGCTGGCGCTGGTTATCGAGGTGGCGCACCTCAATAATGGTCCGCTTGGATTTGCTCAACGTCAGCGGCAGCTTGAGACCCTGGCGAGGAATATCGCTCATTCCGCTAACACGGATGCCGCCAACCTCCTTGCCTGCATATATCACGCTGGTGTCGCAGTAGATTTCTGCCAATTTCCCGATCCAGGCGTCTGACTCATCGCCCCACCCGCTGGACAGGACGCGGATCATGCCCTTGCTCGGCTTCCAAGGGCGGTTATTGTCGCCTTCGAAATAGACCCACACGGGCTGCTCAGACTGGCGAACCTCTACGGCACGAATGCGGATAACACGGGGAGTGCCGACAATGTCAACCGCATTGAGCTGATCGGATTTTGCCTGCATTGCGAACGATACGTTAGCCATCACTCAGTCTCCCCGTAAAATTCGTCCTCGAACTGCTTTGCTGCCCATCCAGGTAATGTGATAACGCCATCATGCTGCGGGTGCGGCCAAATATCATCATTAACGCACACGGCGTAGGTATCCAGATCACGAGATGAGTAGAACTGACCGGCCATCTTGCTGAACTCGTCCAACTCATAGACTGCGCATGTGTGCGGCTTGCTCTCCTCGATCGCCACGAACTTGAACGCCTGCAGCGGATGCCCAGTAATTAGCTGGTACACCCTGCTGTAAAACGCATCCTGCACGTGGTAGCGGTATTCGTTCACAGACTTGGCGAACATTGCAGGCCGGGCGTCACGGGTCTTTTTGAGGTCATAAGAGCGGCCGTCAGCCGTCAGCAGGTCGAACCGTGCGCGCAGGATAACGCCGGTGTCAGGACACGCAACGAACGCTGATAGCTCGGTCCAGTGCTCTGATTTCAATGCAGCCTGCAGTTCTGTGTTCTGCTCTGCCTGTCGGATCATGCCAGCGACCTGCTCAGCTTCACCGGCAACCAGAACGTGTTCTTCCCGTGCCTCTTTTATAGCTCGGCGGTACTCGGCACAGCGGCGGTCCTTTGCGTCTTCCAGCAGCACGTACTCGGCCGCAAAACGCGCAGGCTCAAGAATGGCGGCATGTATCGCGCTACCGAGAACCATTGCGCGCGACTGTGATTTCTGCTCCATATATCGGTAATGCGCGGGGCTGCGGGCAATCTTATCAAGTCCGCTCTTACTGATGCCTTCACTGGCATGGTACTCGTCGTTCGGCATGCCGGTTACAAAACATCCAGAGCGCATAAGCTCCGGCGTCAGGTCTTTATATTCGATTGGATTAATCATTTACAGCTCCGTTTGTTGCGTTGTGTTGCGTAATATAACACGTCAATTTGCACCGTCAACCTCGCGTCCTGACAAAAACTTTTTGCGGTGTACAATGCTCTTGCCTTTTTCGTTGACCCGGTGCGTTATCTCAGCAGGTACGTCAAAAACTGCACGATGTTTCATGATCTGTTCAGGGGTTTTGCATGCCAGTATCAGGCCACGGAATCGGTCGCAGTTGATGTGTTTTGCCACAAATTTGTTTATCCATATGCTCCTGGCTACGCGCTTTTCACTGAACGGCCAGAATACCTCCGTCGCTCGCTCTCCGTTGGTAAGGTCATACGTCACCAATATCCCGGCTGCGTTGCTTGTCATGCCGATATTCATGCGCTCGACAGCGATATAATCGGCGTCGGTGTAGTGCTTGCCGGTGAGCTTGACGTTCGGGTCTATCAGCTGCGCTTCACAGCCACGGCAAAACCGCGCAGCTATGTCGTTCTCCGTGCCGCACTGCTCGCACTTGCGCGACTGCCAAAAATGCTCACACCTGCCGTCTCTCGTTGAGTGATCAACCCCAATACAGCGCCGAGCAAACATGCTGTTATCAGTAGCGCATACCGGGCACGGGATGATCTCCATGCGCTTTTTTGCACGCTCCAGCTCTGCAGCCTCCAAGATTGGATTGTGGTACAACTCGCCAAGTTCGTGCATTGTCGCGCTATAGTCGAGCACCAGGGCTGACGGCTTGCGGCTGGCGCTGATAATCTCCTTGCGGCGCTCGTCTTCGTGCGGCTCGCTGCCGAAAAACTCTGCTGCCAGCTCTGGATCGTCAATATACGGACGCAATCCGCGCCCGATTAGCTGCACCAGCAGCGTCAGGCTGCCGATATTGCGCAATATCGCAATGATCGAAAATGCCGGTACATCAACCCCAGTGGTCAGGCAGCCGATCTGAAAAACAAACTGCAGATTCTCGGCGCGGGCCGCGTCAAGTATGCGCTTGCGCTCTTTGGTGCTAGTGGTGTCGGTCACAATGCCGTATGTCTCCGGCTCCAGGTATTTTGCCGCTTCCTCGCAGTGCTTCTTCCCGGCGCAGGTAATCAGTGCCACGCCGCCACGGTCACGCTGTGCGGCCATAATTTCCAGCATGATTTTTTGTGTGGTCGTTCCCTCTTTCAGTATCTTGCGCTGCATCGCCTGCAGCTCTTTACTGGTGAAATCCTTGGCGCCATTATCGCCGCTGGATTTGAACTCAGACAGATCGTATTGAACATCATCATGACCAAACCCGAATTCTGTTGGCGTAAGATATCCACGGCCAACAAGGTACTCGGTGCCGACATCTATAAGTTTGGTTTGCCAGAAAGGGCCCATTATCGGCACAACGCCCCTGAACGGTGATCCGGTATACCCAAGGATGCGCAGCTTGGGGTTGCGGCGGCGTAGTTCGTGGATGATCTGACCGTACTGCGTGGATGGCTCGGCGCTGATTACGTCCTCCCAATCCACCATGTGGCTCTCATCGATCAGCAGGACGTCAGGGCGCTGATCTTCCAGTTCGTTATTCAGCGCCCGGCACACCGTACCTTCAGTGCCGCAGATGATTGGATACCGGGTGTTCTTGCTGCCGATCGACGCCGAGAACACAGAGCACTTAACGTCCATATCCCACAGCGTGTTGTACGCTTGTTCAACTAGCTCGCCCTGGCGCGCCAGTACCCATGCCGACATCCCTGCGTCCTGGCACCGCTTGGCCACCATGCCAATCATGACGGTTTTGCCAGCGCCCACGCTGGCCTCAATAAACGCCGGATTCCTGCTCGTTCGGATATGGTTTGCGGTCGCCTCGAATGCGTCCCATTGATAGTCGCGCGGCTTTATCTTGCCGGTTTCCAGCTGCATAATTTTCAACTCCGTTTTGCAATCTGTTCGCGGTTTTGTATACTGCTGGAATGCAACATAACGCAACATTTTGGAGATATCAAGAAAATGACAGAGCTACGGCCCCGCACAAAACCAACCGCCCGGCAGATGGCGCAGATGAATGCCCAGCTGAAACGACTGGTCTCCGATATTGGTAGTGCACGGCTGCAAGAGCTGGCGCAGTGCCGCCCGGCCACCGTTCGCAGCTGGCTGCATCGCGGATATATCAGCGCAACAGCTGCGCATCTTGTATGCCTGTCGCCTGACGTTGAGGCGCTCGGGTACACACGCGAAACGCTGCGCCCAGATGTTGAGGTGTGGACGATATGAATTACCACGACTGGCAACAAGTGCAGCGCCTAGCCAATGGTCAGTGGAAATACATACTCGGTACGCTGGCGGGATTGAGTGCAAAACAGCTGTCTGATCAGCACCAGCCATGCCCGGCATGCGGCGGCCATGACCGCTACCGGTTCGACGACAACGACGGGCAGGGAACGTACTACTGCAACGGCTGCGGCGCTGGCGCTGGGCTCGATCTGCTGATCAAAGTGACGGCAATGCCGTTCCCGGAGGCTGTGAACGCAGTTGGCGACCTGCTCGGAAATGACCCTGCCGACCGGCAGCCTATGCGTCGACTACCGATAGCACCACCTAAAAAATCTGCACCACGCAAGCTAGAGCGCATCCAGAACAAAGAACGCGCCAAGGCATGGCTGAACCAGGCAGAGCCGACGCCGATAACCGTGTACTGCGCAAACCGATTTGCCGCGCCTGCTGGACTGCTCGCTACTGAGACAGGCACGGCAATCGTCCCGATACATAGGCATGGTGATCTGGTCAACGCTGCGGCAGTGGCGGAGGATGGGCGCATTGCGTATGCCGCTGGCGCGATGACCTACGGAGGCCACACCGCGATACCCGGCGACGGGCGATCGGTATTTATCACCGTGGATTGGATAGACGCTATGCATGTTGCCAGAGCCACCGGCTGCACGTGTATAGCAACGTGGACCGTGGACAATTTTGCTGACGTGGCTATCGAGTACGATGGCGACAAGCCGCTAATAGCAGCAGTCAATAACACCCAGGACGACATAGCACTGGCGTCAGGCGCTGCGCTCGATTGCATACTGCCTGACGGCGATGACCTGATATACCGGGCCCGTAAAATGAAACGCAAACTCTACAACCCATTTGACCTACTGGAGCGGTGATATGTCCCAGTTTTACGCGCCAGACCTTGAGCACGCCGAGAGCGTGCATATTCGGCTCATGCAGGCAGCCAAGGCCAACGGCACGTTCCCGGCGCTAGAGGCTGCGCGGGAAGGCCTGCACTCCATGTTGCGGACACCGACGCTATGGCCAATCCCTGACTCCGTCGAACTGGACGAGCGCGACATGGGCGGTCACGGCCTGCTGCATAACGCGCCAGAGTCGCCGCTGACGGAATATGTCCGCTCGCTCTGCGCCAGCATCAAATTCCCGGAAAACACGGCGTTTCTGCACGGCCTTGGCATCGTATCCAGTGCTATGAATTTTTGGTTTCAGCAGGATTATTACGGCACAGAGAAGCCGTGCAACCTGTATATAATCACAGCCCAGCCGCCAAGCACCGGCAAGTCTGGCATTAATGGAGCCCTCGCCAGCCCGGTGCGTGAGACAGTGCACGAAATGGCGGAGCGCAATGTACCGCTGCGCAGAAAAATACTGTCGCAAATAGCAAAACTGGAAAAGGATCTCGACAAGGCCGGGCACGACAATGAAATCGCTGACCTGTGCGAGCAAATCGCGGAGAAAACGCGAGAGCTGCAGCAGTACCCGGTATGGGTGTACTCGGTCGATGACGCAACACCTGAGGCGCTGGAACAGATAGCCGGTAACCAGGGCGGTATATTTAACGTCGTGTCAGATGAGGCAGACGCGGTAAATATCATGCTCGGCAACGTCTACGGCGACAAAAAAACCAACCACGGCCTGTTTCTGAAGGCATGGGACGGCGATTATCACAGCCCGGCACGTATCACTCGAGAGACCAAGCCTGGCCATTTCCACGGATCTATTGCGGTCATTGCGCAGGATGAGTCGATAACGTCGATATTGGAGGCTGGCCGATCTGGCAGGGGTATCAGTGAGCGTATTTTGCTGTACCGCGAGCCTAACTTGCTCGGTAGTCGCGATCACACGAAATACGTGCCTGTATGTCAAACGAAACGCACCCAGTACCACGACACAATCAAGGCCATAACCGACGCAAACGAGCGCATTGTGCTGCGTTTTTCGCCGGACGCCATCAGCGCCATCCAGAACTACAGAAACACCCTGGAGAGGCAAATGGGAGACGACGGTGTCTATGCCTCCTCGATGCTGCGCGGTGCCGTCGGAAAAGCAGATAAGCAGATCCGTAAACTGGCCTGCTCGCTGCATGCTCTTGACCAGTGGCGTCCTGGTGGCGGACGGTCTCGAACCGTAGGGGTTGATACCGTGGCCAGCGCCATCATGATCTACTCGTCTCTGATAGAGACCTACGTCGAGACGACGAACGACCAAGGCTATGCCGGGGAGTCTGCCGAGCTAGCCGAGTTGATTAAGTACATCGAAAAGCAGGCAGCAAAAGGCAAGCTCAAGATCACCCGTGAGACGCTGCGAGGTGCCGTCAAGAATAATAGTGTGTTTGCAGGCAGGCAGAAGTTGTCCACTTACCTAAAAGAGGCTCTACTGCCCGCCCTTGAGCGCTCAGGGCATCTGATACAGGACAGTGCGACGCTATACCTGAACCCGCACCTGAAGTAACAGCTACACAGTCCATCATTAAGACCTGCCATAGTGCCGGTTTTTTTTACGTCTGAGCCGACATGGCGCTGACTATATTATGTCGATTTCTGCAACAATCAAAAACCGCTCTATATTCTCAAGTGTTATAAAAAAACTGATTATATAGCTTTTATTCCGCCCGAATATTGAGTTCGGGAAAAAAATGCTGAAAATTTGCCCGAGTGTAACCAAGTGATTTTAAAAGGTTTTTAAGAATTCGGGAAAACTCGGGATTTTTGTTTCCCGAGCTACAGCCCAGTAGCCACGCGGGTTTCAGCGATTTTAGATAAAAAAACGGGAAGGTGGCTGTCCTTTTGCGTGTATGCATGCCCAGATAGACATATGGAGTGTTGTTTTTTACTAGAGTATTGATTGTTGCGAATATTGATAAATAAGAGTTAAAAAACAAGATAGATATAGGGGGGGTATTACATATATATATTATTTATACAAAAACCCAGCAACCACGCGGCCTACAGCTCGGGCAAGCAATTTGCCCGAATTGCCCGACTTTTCACGAAATCCATACAAATCAACACGTTACAAATGCCCGAATCTGGCATTTAAGATGCCCGAGTTAGGAAATTCGGGCATTGCGCTGTGTTCGGCAAAAATAGCAGTTGACTCCGAAAACGAAACGGCTACACTGGTCATACCGAAAACGAAACGAGTGTGGAATGATGAGTAAAACAACCGAGCAGTGGGTTAAGGCTGCACGACTGGAAAATGCGGCAGGTATTCGATTCAAGCGCATGGGTAATTTTTACTGCGCATCGCTGTGTTTCAGGATGGCTCGAAGCAACATGCTGGCTGCTCGTGAGGTTATGGTATGAACCGCATGCAAAAACTCATCGCTGCCCTGGAACAGGCTGGATACCCGGTCGTGGCCGTGGCCAAGGACAGCGGTGTCCGCTACGGACGCCTGCACCGCTGCAAGACGACTGGGCAAGACCTGAAGCACGAAGATGCGCGCAAGCTCATCGCATACGCTGAGAGCGTCAAAATTCGCGTCAGTGACGAGGTGGAGTCATGAAAGCGAAATTGACAGGCAAGCGTTGCGGCTGCCCTACGTGCGGCGAAGTGTTTAGCACTGAGTCGAATTTCGAGCGGCATCGTGTTGGGGATTACCGGTCTGGTCGTGTGTGCGTGGCGCCTGAAACCGTAGGCCTTAATCTTGTTGAAACTGCGACTGGATCAGTTTGGAAGATGCCGCCTCGCGAAATATACGCTGAGAATGTTTGACAAGCTGGTTAATTAGAGCGATTCGCTGTTAATTGGCATGAGAGCGGCTAGGCAAATACTGAAACCGCCCAGAACGCAAAATAGAGAGGATTAGGGCAATGGATACAATCGACAATTTTTACGCAGACGGGTGGCGCGAGGTGAGCGGCCTGGCACTGGTTGTGTGCGGCATCGAATCCGACATTGTCACAGACTGCCTGACCGATGAGATGCTGGAGCGGATCGCGGCGGATAATGAAGGTCTGGTGAAGGCGAAACCGCTGTACCGCAAGAAAAACTGTTTTGTCACGTGCCAGCTGGTCGGCGATGAGATGGTGCCGGTCGCATTTGCGCGCAGCATCGTTGACGGCCTGGTTGATGAGTCGTGCCGGAAGTATTTGGAGGTTGAAGCATGAGCGAAAAGACAATCAACCGCTTGGCTCTGGCGGGACTGGTGCTGATGGCCGCGACACTGTACGGCCTGTCGCTGCACATCGAGTACGTCGAGGCGCGTACAGGCAAAAACTGTGAGACTGATGTGAGGATGTGTGAATGAAAATAGCAGAATTCATGCGGTTGGCAGAGACCGCAAACCGATGTGACGCGGTGGTCGGAGCCGAACGCCCTGAGACGCTGATTGGTGGGCTGAACAACGACGAGCTGGAGCTAGTCCGCGCTGCCATCCGCCTGGTCATGGCCGAGCGCCGGGACAACATTATTGAGCGGCTTGGCGTGCAGATTGATGAGGAGGTATAAGCGGTGAAAGTTTTGATTGCATGTGAGTGCAGCGGCCGCGTCCGTGACGCGTTCATCGCGCGAGGCCATGAGGCGATCAGTTGCGACATAAAGCCTACCGAAACACCAGGTCCTCATTATGAGTGTGATGTCCGTGATGTGATCAGTATGGACTGGGATATGATGATCGCACACCCGGTATGCACGCGACTGGCTAATAGCGGCGTCCGCTGGCTGCATGAGCGCAATCTATGGGATGAGCTGGATGAGGCTGTTGAGTTTTACAACCTATTTCGCAATGCTGATCATATCCCGATGCGGGCTATCGAAAACCCGGTAATGCACAGATATGCGCGTGAGCGTATTGGGGAGATGCGAAGGCAGGTTGTGCAGCCATGGTGGTTTGGTGAAAAAGCGTTCAAGGCCACGGGGTTCGAGTTGTTTGGCCTCCCCGATCTATTACCGACGAACAAACTCAATCCGCCTACGCGCGGAACGGACGAGCATAAATCGTGGTCATGGGTTCATCGTGAGCCACCAGGGCCGAACCGAGCTGCTAATCGTTCGCGCACTTTTCTAGGTATTGCGGACGCGATGGCGGAGCAGTGGGGGTGAAGCATGTGCAGCAAAGTCCCGTATCCGTCTCGGCAGGATGCTGCCGCCGACGCCCTGCTGATCTACCGAGCCCAGCGGCGGTTTAGCCGTAACTGCAAAGGTGGCCGTGGGCGAAAGCTGCGGCCATACCTGTTTCCTGTCTGCGGCCAGTGGCACCTAACATCAAAAAAACCGAGGAAATATTGACATGAAACACATGAAGGCCATAAACGACCGCCGGGCGCGGGAGTTGCAAGACAAAATCGTGGCGGATTTCAACGAAACTGATCTGAAAAAGATCGAGATTGCACGCAAGTGGGGTCTGCCGGAGCGAGCATTGGATGACGTGGCCAAGCGTGCCGACATTGATCTGAAGGCGCGTGGTGTTCGTTTGCGCAAGGCTCAGCAGAATCAGGAAACGGCCGCCAGAGTTGAGCGTATCGCTGAAATCATGCAGCTCGACCCATATCGGATTGCCCGCTCGTCACTGCGCGACCTGGAAGCAGAGTTCGGTGTGCAGTTTCACATGATCGAGGCAGCGTTGAACCTGGCAGGTATTGAGCGCATAAAGGGCTCGAAAAGCCGTATCAATCACACAAGCAACTACCTCGACAAGGGCATGGCCGGGGCATTGTCACGCGAATGGCTGACGTACAACTGGGGCTGCCGCCCGGGTCCGAGGGCATGTAGTTACTATCATGGGAGGGCTTGGGGATGACTAACACAATGATCGAGCGCCAAATACGGCACTGGGAGCGGTACCAGGACAAACACCGCACGAGTCACGTCCTGCATCTGCTGCTGACGCTGCTGACGGCAGGTTTTTGGATTGTTATCTGGTTGCTGGTAACGCTGAGCAACGCAAACGAGCGCATCAAGGCGCAGCATCGAATCAATAAGCTGGAGAGGGAGTTGAGTGATGAGTAAGGACCTACTGATAGTAAAGTGCGATACGGTGCCGAGCCCGAAGCACCACGCCGAATTGAGTGACACCATCAAGGCCGCAGTACGACCGATGGGGTTTGATGCGATCCTGCTGAAGCCTGGTACGGATGCCGAGGTTGACCGCAACTACGGGCCCCGCATGGACGCCATCCTGGAGGAGCAGCGCCGCACCAACGCCCTGTTGTCGATGCTGATCGAGGCGCTGGCTGAGGATCAGGGTGTTGAAGACATGGAGCCGGCAACCTATATGGACGGGACGCCGAGATGAGTAAGCGCAGGCTAAAAACTCTTGGCAGTCGTGTGCAGACGGGCCGAGCTAACCGCGTGCGCCCGATATGCACGGCAGACCGACGTATGACAGGCCGGCCATTACAGCGCAGAAGGGAGCGCCTCTGGCTGTCTCGGCCCACTTGCGTCGTCTGCGGGCGGCTGACCGAGTTCCCGCACGGGTTCGAGCTGGACCACCGGGTGCCGCTCTGGCAAGGCGGGGCCGACACGGATGCCAACTGCCAGATCCTGTGCGTGTGGTACGACGAGCAGGGCAACAAGCGTGGGTGCCACGCGGACAAGACGGCTGAGGAGGCTGGAGTTCGGGGATGTTGATAGTTATAATGGACGAAGCCCGGAGAGTTGCAGCTCTACCGGGCTTCTGACATCAACCTGATTGGAAGGAATCACGGCCAATGTGTAAAACGAAGTATACCCGCGTCTGCCAAGTCTGCAATACCGAATACCCAGCCACGCTAAAGAAAGATGGCACGCCCAGGAAAACAAAATACAAGGTTTGTTCTGATTTCTGCCGCAGCATAGCCGCAGGTAATCGCCGGCCAGATACGCCAAGGTGCACGACTCCGCAACGTGGCGTCAAGGTTATGGTTACCTGTAAGTTTTGCGGCGTCGAATTTGGCCCATTCAAGGCTGGGGAAGCAAGACGGCGAAGTTACTGCTCCCGAGAGTGCTCAGCTAAATCAAAGACTCATACCCTCCATCCTGACGGCACTTGGGCAAGGCCTACAACCGAGTGCAAGTTTTGCGGCAAAACATATGAGTTTGATAGGAACAACCGCCATTTTTGTAGCCTCAGATGCGCTAGCACTTACAATCATACAGGGATGAATTTTCGCGAATACGAGGCTTATCGCTTAAGCATTGAGGATCATAAAAAGATCGAGCTCGACCGCCGATTGCGCGTAGCACCCGAAACATCTGCGCTGGGAAGAATCAAACGCAATATACATGGGCGCACAAGGGCCTGCTCTGCATGCGGTATCAGCCACGTAAGACGACGATCTTTTGTTAGAACGTGCAGCAAACAGTGTGAGCAAGCATACATAGAAACCGCTATAGATAGGCGCAAGGAGTGGCGACTATCTGAAGAAGGGAGGGCGGTTTTACGTGCAGCGAAATCCAGACGAAAAGCGCTGGAGCGAGGCGCGCGCAAAGCGGGTGAGCTTGTCGACCCTTACGAAGTATTCGACGATGCGGGTTGGAAGTGTTACATCTGTGGCGTTGACACACCTGAGAGCAAGCGCGGAACCTACGATGATGATGCCCCAGAGCTGGAGCACATTGTTCCGGTTTCCAAAGGTGGCAACCACTTCAGATCGAATCTCGCGTGTGCATGCCGCAAGTGTAACCAAGCTAAGGGCGATCAGCTCCTTGAAGAATTCCTTGAAAATCAATAGGTTGGAGGGCGGGGGTTATTCTCTGGAGCAAAAAACACCGGCAAC